GCTGTTAACTACTTGCTGACCTTACCGGTCTTTAAGTAGAAGTTCTTAGGAGATTTCAAGTGACTCAGTCACGTGGAAACAGAGCCTCGTGGAATACGAGACTCAGTGCGGCTGAACATCAGACGTCCGAGCGAGGTGCTCTCCGTCTCTATGAAGCACTGGACACACCGATCAGTTTGAGTTGTTACCTGCTCCTGAAACATAAGGAGTATACTCAGCTGATCGAGAAGAGGGTTGACCCCCTCCAGTATCAGAATGCTTCTAGCTTCAAGAGGGACTACCAGGCATTATCGTATCTCAGTAAATTCCCTGATTTTCCTACGGGGATCGACAAAGACGCGGTGGCGCTTGGCAAGTTTCTTGAAGCGGAATCCATCTGCAGGCAGACAAATCGCCGTCTTAAGGCGCGTGCTTCTGGAGTTTTTAGTACTCCGGACGTTGAGTCAGTATTATTTCTGGCTCAGCGTAAAATTGCACACATCCTCGGACGTTGGCGACCATCATACCTGCTCGATGGAGGTTTTGGCCCAGGCGTGACTTCTAGTTGCCGTGGGAGCAAAACGGGCTTAAGCGAAAAGTTCAGTTCCGAGCTAGACGCAACTCGCGATGCGCTCAAGTATCTAAAACCGTTGATTGGATGCACTCCGCTGTGGTCAAAAGCTATTGCGGGTGTCGAGCCTTTTGGGCCTGACTTTAGTGCGCTAATCCAACCGACGATCGTAGATGCTGACCGTATTACTTTCGTTCCGAAGAACGCCAAGACGAATAGGACTATTACCGTGGCCGCAACTCTGAATATGTTTTTCCAGAAAGCTATCGGCGACGTAATCCGAACTCGTCTGAAGCGCTGCGGAGTTGACCTGAACAGTCAACTCCGAAACCAAACCCTTGCACGTGACGCATCTGTTACGGGACGCTATGCCACAGTCGACTTATCATCGGCTAGTGACACGGTATCCCGCGAACTCGTATGGGACTTGCTTCCATACGATTGGTCACGCGTAATGGACGACGTAAGACATAAGCGCGGTCGCTTGCCCGACGGTCAGACCATCTCTTACGAGAAGTGGTCCGCCATGGGTAACGGCTACACTTTCGAGCTCGAGTCTCTCATCTTCTACGCCCTGGCCGTTGGTGCAAGCCAATATGTCGGGGTCGAAGTTGAGAACATCGGCGTCTACGGGGACGATATCATCATACCCGTGGAAGCTTATGAGCTCTTTGTCCGCGTACTCGACTACACAGGCTTTGTCACTAACAAAGACAAGACTTACTCCTCCGGATACTTTCGGGAGAGCTGTGGAGCCGATTGGTTCTTCGGTTGTAATGTTAGACCTATCTTCCTCAAGGAAAGGATCATCGATGTTGGAAGCACTATCAGAGCTGCTAACGCTCTTAGGCGAATTATACAGACTAGTCGTGGCATTGTTCCCGAACCTTTGATCGGCTCCGTGCCGATTAAAGCTAGCAACGCTGCTTACGATTTGTCTGTACGATCCCGCTTCTGGAGTGTCTGGCAGTTCTACGTCAATCGTGTACCGAAG